AGCAGCAGAACGATTTGTTGACGCAAGCCGCATTGCAGGGCCTCAACCTTGATATGTCTGCAAACGCTCAGGGTTATAACCAGGCCCTTCAGGGTGGCCAATTTGGCAACACGGCTTTGCAACAGTCCTTGGCCCAACAAACGGCATTGCGTAACCAACCCATCAATGAGGTTACGGCACTTATGTCGGGTTCGCAAATTCAAAACCCGCAGTTCCAGGCCTATAGCGGTTCTAATGTTGCGGCGGCTCCCGTGTTCCAAGGTGTCCAAGCCCAGAACCAAGCGGCTATGGACTTGTACGGTATTAAGCAAGGCGCGGCTAATTCTAATATGCAAGGGATCGTAGGGTTGGCGGGCGCAGGAGCAATGGCGTTTTAATGCTGGCATTAGCTTTCTCAGGCGGCAAGGATTCTTTGGCTTGTTGGTATTTGTACCGCAACCAAAACCCTGTCGTTATATGGGTTAATACGGGCAAATGTTATCCAGAAACGCTTGCACTGATTGATGAGATCAGGCGCGAAAGCAACAAGTTTGTAGAAGTCAACACCGATCAGCAGGGTCATATTGAAGCCAATGGATTTCCTTCTGATGTTGTTCCTATTGATTGGACTGGTCTGGGGCATGTTATTTCTGGTGATAAACCCGTAAAGGTCCAAAGCTATCTGGAATGTTGTGCAGATAACATTTCACGGCCACTAATGCGGGCGGCTAGAGAATTAGGTGTATCTCAATTGATACGCGGTCAGCGTATTGACGATTCCCATAAGTCGCCAGCAAGGCATGGTACAGTTATAGACGGAATTGAGTTCATCCAACCCATCGAAAACTGGACCGAAAAGCAAGTTTTTGATTTTGTAAAATCGCAGCGCGGGTCTTTACCGGACCATTACAAAATTGAGCATACTAGTTTAGACTGTTACGACTGCACGGCTTATGTAGAACATTCTGCTGACCGTGTTGCTTGGATGAAAAAAACATATCCGGCGTATTACGAAAAGTATGCCGCTAATATGTGTGCACTAAAGTCTGTTCTGATGCCCATGCTGAAGAACCTGGAGCGTTATGATGTATAACCAGAACGTAAACCTTGCGGGCATGGCCCTTACGCCTGAAGAACAGGCCCGGATGAACCGCGCTCAAGTTATGCAAGATGCTGGGGCTGCGCCTATTCAGGTCCAGTCTTACAAGGGCATTGAAGCTCCCATATCGGGCGGTGAAGCCATTGCCAAGGTCTTGCAATCCTATATGGGCGCAAAGCAGAAAGACGCCATCCTAAACAGGGGTATGGGCAATAATGGCATGTCCGTTGGCGATACAAACTATATGGGCGGCGGCGCACTTGACGCTATTACGGGTTCGCAGATCAATAGGCCCAAGTCCTCTATGGGCTTTCTAAAAAACATGTTTGCAGGATCGTAAAATGGCCAATTCGATTGTAGCCCTTACCGATACAGCGTCCCAGATTGCCGAACTTCAGCGCCGTCAGAAGCTTGCTGAAGCCCTTTCGGCTCAAGGTGCTGCGCCTATTGAGGTTCAATCCTATAAGGGCATACAGGCTCCTATCTCGCCGCTCTCTGGCATAGCCAAGGTTCTGCAAGCCTACCTAGGTGCAAAGCAATCGGCTGATATTGCAAAAGGCGATAAAGAAGCACGTCAAACGGCGCGGGATGAAGCGGTTAGCTACCTTGAAAGCATGAAGCGTACCCCAGACATTGGCAGGTTTGAAACTCCTGTGTCAGTGGAAGAAGCAAGGCAGCAAGCGGCCGTTCCTGCATTGACGCCTGTTGCGCCCGCTGGCCCTCCTGAAATGATGCAAGTGGGCGGCGTTCCAACCGATATGCAAGGCGGTGTTACGCCTACCGCATCCGTGCAAGCGCCTATGCCGCAAGTGTATAGCGATGCCCAACCGTCCGCGTATATGGGGCCACAGGCTACCGTTATGCCTGGCCGGGAAAGAACGCCTCAAGAGCGTATGGCTATGGCCTTACAAGCGCAAATGAGCGGCAACGAATATGCTGCGGCAGCTACCAAGCCTGAATATGAACGCGCCGTAACTGAGGCTGCTGATCAGGCGGAAGTGCAGCGTATTCTTAATAATCCAGCGGTCAAAGATGCACCAAAAGAGGTAAAAGACAAATTAACATTAATTTCGGCTCTTGGTTCAACAGCATTAAAAAGTGCTGTAGGAAAAATGTTTGAGCCTGAAGAAACAACGTCCCTTCAAAGAGATTATAAAGCAGCAGTAGCACAAGGTTATCCCGGATCGTTTATGGATTATGTGCAATTTGCAAATCCAAAAACAATTGCGGTCACTGCGGGCGGTCAAGTATATGATACTAGAGCCTTAACTGGAACAAATCCTCCACCAACCGCGCAACCTGCCCCTACGGCTGGAACGCCTGCTGCTGCCACCCCTACAGCTAATGTGCCATCAATTGTAGAAAACAATAATCCCGGCGCTTTAGAATATCGTCCTTGGATGAAAAGGTATGGTGCGGTTGTTTCTGAGGATGGGCGTTTTGCAAGATTCCCAACGACTGAGGCTGGCATCCAAGCGCAAACCGCTTTAATTACAAATGATTATGTTAACAAAGGCGTCAATACAATTGACGCAATTGTTGACAAATATTTGGGTAAAGGCTCCGAAAATTCATTTGAAAGCCGCTCTGGTTACAAAACGTATTTGGTGCAAAAAACAGGCTTGTCGCTTGGTCAACAAGTTACTGCCGCAGACATTCCAAAACTAACCGAAGCCATGCGTCAGTTTGAAACGGGGCAACGCGCACCTGCGCCTACTGCTGCGCCAGCCCCTAAAGGTGCCCCAAAACCACTAGTTGTTGTTCCCCCAAAACCAGAGCCACAATATTCTGAAGCCCAATTAAAAGACCTTACGGAAATTTCAAAAGCGTCAAACGCAATTACTAGAGCAATAGAATTGGTTAATAAAGCTCCAAATTCATTTAATTTTTTACGCGCTGTTCCGGGTAAATTTGGTGGAGAAATGGGTGAAGCTTTAGCGGCCTCTAATTTAGATTCTCCAAAAGCCAAACAAGCGCGATATGCAGTCTTTAATACTGTTTCTGCTATAATTTTACAACGAGCCGGTACAGCCCAAACTTTAGGTGAAAGAGAAATTTTATTATCATTTCTTCCAGCTAAATTTGATGATCAAAATGCAATTCTTACTAAACTTCAAGGTTTTCAAGATCACTTGGTGACTCAAGAAAAAGCGGTTAAAGACCCTACTAAACCATTAGAACCTAGTTTTGGATCATCTGCAAAAACTACAAAAGCCCCTGCTGGGATTGATCAAGCAGATTGGGATGTTTTAACGCCTGAAGAAAAAAAGGCATGGAAATGACAGAGCTTACAACTGAGCAAAATCGATTAGTTTTAATAGCAAAAGCAAGAAGGAGAAGGGCCGAAGCAGAGGCTAGCCCTCCCGCCGCTTCTGATGCGTTCAAACCTACGTTTGGCCAAACTATGGCTGACGTTGGCATGTCTGCATTAAATGGTTTGGGTCGGGGATTGGCTCAGGGTACTGGCGACATTGTAAGTTCGTTTCAAGGCAATGTTCCGTTTTATCAAAACCCAACCCAGCAAGCTAATGCGGTGTTAGCAAATGCCTTGGCGGGCTTGGTTCCAACTAAAACTAAAGTTTTAGCGTCAACGGTGCGGGCAGCAGCAAATCCTAATGCTCAAACTTTTGCACAAATGCAAAGTACGCTTACGGGGGCGCTTCAGCCAAATACCAAACCGGGCGAAGAATTTAAGCCGCAAACTACGCCTGGAAGATTTGCCCAGACTGCCGCTGAATTTGTGCCGATGGGTGTTGCGGGTGGCCCAGGAAGCGTTGTAAGGCGCGTTGGCGAATCTGCTGCGTTAGGCGCTATATCAGAAGCGGGCGGACAACTTACGGAAGGAACGCCATTTGAAGGTTTTGCTCGGGCAGCAGCGCCTGTTATTGCATTGGCCGTTTCAAAAAGCCCCAAAGCATTAGCTGGTGCATTAAAGCTTGGAACTGCTGAAAAATCTTCTATTGCCGTAGGCGATAAAGCTAAGGCGCTTTTGACGGAACAACGGGCCGCTTCCGCCGCTGCTGCCGCCAAAGCCGAGGCTGATGCTATTGCTCAAGCCGAACGCGCTAAGAATCTTTTGACTAGGCAGACCGATACCAAGGGAAGAGCTTTGGCAGCGCTTTTGGAAGATCGCAAAGCGACCACTGCCGCCGTTAGAAGGGCCGAAACTAAAGGCGTTACGCAAGGCAAGCGTTCTGAAACTTTATTGGGTGAACAAGCCGCTGCCGAGAAGGCTGCAACGCCATCGCCCTTTACCGAGGGCCGCGTAACCACGCTTGATGAGCGCGGTCAGCCTATCCAGACGGATATTGTTAAGGCTAAAGAAAATATTTATGAAACCCGCGAAAAAGAATGGAATAAAAATAGCAAACCTGTAGATAAAAAAGCCGCAGAAAAAGAAGCTTCTGGTGATTATATTTCTGATGATAAAGATGCAAAAAAGATTCTTAAAGAATCTAAAGCAATCGTAAATCCAAGTCCTACAAAATCTCCAACAGCAACTTCGTCTCCAACGCCAGAAGAAGCTTCTGTGCATAAAAAAGTTATTGATGCTTTTGAAGATCGCTTGGTTGAAGTTCCAGAATCTTTTGCTAAATCTGAAAAAGCAAAAGGTATGGAAATTATACCTGAAGAAATTGTAGATAAAAAAACTGGCAAACGGTCTACAAAATATTTTAGAAAATTTAAAACTACCTATGAAGCAGTCACCAACCTTAACCGTCGTTTTGGTGATGCTTATTATGGTAAAGATGTTACTGGATTTGAAGGTGTTTCAAACAGCCTTATCAAGAATATGTATGAAAAAATCAGCAATATTAAAAGAAATTATATTGGAGAGGATTTGTATGATCCGCTTCAAGAAAGCTACACCAAATATACTAAAATGCTTGCGCCATTTAATGAAACCCAGATTGGCAAATCCATATCTGGCACTCAAGGCACAACGGATATTGCCAACCTGACGCCTTCGCAGGTGCCAGGTGCCGTCCTTAGCAAGGGGGCTGGCGGCTTTGAGCAGGTTCAGGCGTTAGGCGGCAATCCTACTAACGCATTGCTTGATGAGGTCGCTACGGCGTTTAATAACCCTAAAACCAATGCGCCGCGTACTTCCGAGGAAGTCCGCACGTTGTTGTATAACAGCGATCTTGGAAGCGCCGTAACCGCCAATCCAACCGTAAAGGCCGCTGTTGCCAAGCACCTTACCCAATTGGAAGATGCCGAAATGGCGGCTGTAAAGGCCGAAGGCTTTGGCAAACGCGCTGAGGCACTAAAGGTTAAAGCCGGGGAAAGTGCAAAAGCATCCGGTGCCGCCAAGGCTAAGGCTCAATCTTATGACGTTGAACTGGCAAACCTTCAAAGCTTGCCGCCCGCAGAATTACCTGCTCGTGCAGAAGTCATATTTAAAGATATGGCTAAAAACGGCGTTATTAACCCTGAACAATATGCTCAGCTTTTGTCTGACGTTCGACGCAACAAAAAAATTGGCACCAATGCAGAAAAATTGATTGCCAAGGCTAACGAAAATGCAAAGGCAGCTGAAAAGGCTGCAAGCAAGGCAACGGAATATGAAACGCAAATTGCAAGCCTTGAAAGCTTACCTTATAAAGATTTTGCCTCTCGCGCAGAAACAATTTTTGATAAAATGGCTAAAGATGGCGTTATTAGCAAAAAACAATATTCTGAACTTTTGTCTGATGTGCGAAAAGCGGAAAAAGATTTAGATAAAAAAGCTAGTAAAAAACGCATCCTTTTGCGTGTTGCGGGCCTTATGGGTATATTGGCTGCTTCCAAACTTGGAGCGGATGTAGTTAGCGTTTCAAAGGATTAAATCATGTCATTCAACGGCACTGGTACATTCAATATCAACACTAGCGGTCAGCCTGTTGTCACGGGCACGACCATTAGTTCCACCGTGTTCAACGCCCTTACCGCTGACCTTGGCAACGGCCTGACCAACACCTTGACCAAGGACGGGCAGTCTACCCCGACCAACAACATCAAGTTTGGCGGCTTCAAGCTAACGGGCGTTGGTCTGGCAACCGTTACCGGGGACGCGCTTAGTTACGGGCGCAATGCCACGGTTAATGACCTTGCCATCCTGGGCAACGTAACGCTCTCTAGCGGCATTACTGGCACGACCATTAACAGCACTAGCATTGGCGCTACAACGCCCAGCACGGGCGCGTTCACGACCCTATCGGCATCTAGCACGGTAAACGGCGCAGGGTTCACGGCTTACTTTGCATCGCCTCCCGCCATTGGCGGTACGGCGGCGGCCGCCATTACCGGGACGACCATTACCGGGACGACCATTGCCGCCAATACACGGTTCGTTGGTGCAATTGATGGTACGATCGGTGCAACGACTGCGGCGGCTGGGTTGTTTACAACGCTTGGCGCTTCTGGCGTTACAACTATGGGCGCTGACGGTGTATTTACCGCAGCATATTCGCCAACGTCGGTACGCAGCATTGGCTACCGGGGCGTTCCCCAAGTCGGCGGTGCGTCCAAAACCACTAGCTACACCTTGGCCTTGGCTGATTCCGGCCATCACGTTTACCTGACGGGTTCGACGGCTTCGCAAACGGTTACGATCCCTGCCAATGGTTCCGTAGCGTTCCCAATCGGCACAACCATTTCCATCGTCAATGGCGCAACGGTGGCCTGGACGGTTCCAATTACGACCGACACCCTAACGCTTGCTGGTGGAACGACCACGGGGACGCGCACGTTGGCCGTGGGCGCGGTTGCGACCATTATCAAGGTAACGGCAACGGCATGGTACATTAGCGGCGCTGGGGTCTCCTAATGAGCGGCGTCGGCATGATGATGCTGGGAAGCGGCGGGGATTTAGTTAAAATTTCCAATGCTACTATTTCTTCTGTAAATAGCGGCGGCAACGCTTCGGCTGCGTACCGCATATCAAGCACGGGTTCTATAGACTCGGTAAGATCGCCTGAAGGCACGACCTCTTTAGGAAGTTGGGTTGTACCAACGACCTCAGCGTCAAAATATGAAGCAATGGCTACCGTTACGTCCGGCAGTTTGTCCTTAGGAACAACCGGATCATTTATAAACTGCGCGGCAAGCCCAATGTGGACTAGAAATGCAACAGTAGTTGGAACTTTTACGGCTGTTATAACTGTTGATATTAGGCTAATTGGTACCACAACAGTTTTGACAACTGCGTCAATTACGCTGACCGCTGAAAGGCAGCCTTAAAGTGTCCGATCAATCAGTCGAAACTCAGATTGCTTTGCTTCAAGCGGATGTGGAAGCCTTGACCAAGGCTGTCACCAAGCAATCTAATGATATTGAAGGCTTGGTACAGGCATGGAAAACAGCCAACGGCGTTGTGTCTTTTATGAAATGGTTGGCCAGTATCGCGGTTGCCGCAAGCATTTTGCTTGGCGCAATTAAACTTAAACTATTCGGTGCACAATAGGGGCGTTTGAAATGATTGAAGAACTAGTGTCACACGTTTTCGCTATGCGTAATGCAGCCCATACGGCGCATTGGGCTACAAAGTCTTTCAGCGAACATAGCGCCCTTTGCTCGTTCTATGATGGTTTGATTGATAGGATTGACGCCATCGTAGAAGCGTATCAAGGCTGGTTTGGCCTGATTGGAGAGGTTCGTATCCTTATGATGCCAAAGGATGATATAGCCAGCAAGATCAGGGATGAACTGGCTTGGATTGCTACCAATCGCAGCAAGATTGCCAAGAACAATACGATGATTGAAAACCTGATTGACGAACTAATGCAACATTATTCCTCAACCCATTACAAGCTAGTGAACCTGAAATAACCAAAGTAAGGAACCTATGTGTCTTATACGGATGATGAGTTTATCGCCGCTTGGCAACAAAGCGGCGGAAGCCCAATAGCCTTAAGCGGTATCCTAGATATGGATATCCGCAGCATTTACAGGCGAAGGGCTAAAATGGCCAACAAAGGAATAGTTTTAACCACAACGCCAAACGAAGCTACAAAAGGCCAAAACAAAACATGGCGAACAGACATTGGCCGCGCCTACCCTAGACAGAACGACTACAATATTGAAAACGGAATTATGATCATCTTTTCAGATGCTCATTTCTGGCCCGATCATAACCAGACCGTAGCCAACATGGCCTTGGTGGAATTGATCAAAGAACTTAATCCCAAAGTTGTTATCGCCAATGGCGACATATTTGATGGCGCAGGCGTTAGCCGCCATCCCCCGCTTGGCTGGTCCAAGTTGCCTTCCGTAAAAGAAGAACTTGAAATTTGCGATGAGCGATTGCACGAAATCGTTATGGCGTCCAAGACAAAGGCGGATTTATTTTGGAATGTTGGCAATCACGACATGCGGCTTGACCGTACTCTTTGTATGTCTGTTCCTGGCTTTGAGGGGGTCGTTCAAAGGCTAGACGAGCGCTTCCATGCATGGAATTTTGCATGGTCCCTTAACGTCAATGACCATACGATGATCAAGCACCGTTACCATAATGGCGCTCATGCTGCGTATAACAACGCCATGAAATCGGGCCGATCAATCGTAACCGGACACCTTCACAGGCTGATCGTAACGCCTTGGGGCGATTATAACGGGCGTAGGTACGGTGTTGATACAGGCACCCTATCGGATCCGCATGGCCCGCAATTTGATTATGCCGAGAATAACCCAAGCCCACATTGCTCAGGCTTTGCGGTCCTGACATTCAGGAACGGTATGCTATTGCCGCCTGAGCTGGTAGAAGTCATTGACAACGTGGCCTACTTTAGGGGCCAGTCGGTTATAGATGCGTCGGGAGAATAAAATGGCGTTTGGCGTTAGCGATGCAATTGCCGCTGGCTTAAAGATTGTAGATAAATTCGTTCCCGATCCGGCTGAAAAAATTAAGGCAGAGGCCGCATTGCGTGAATCCCTATTGGCTTGGGATGCACAACAAAACACCGTCAATGCGGCTGAAGCGTCCAATTCAAGCGTATTTGTTTCCGGTTGGCGTCCTGCTATTGGTTGGGTTTGCGCTATTGCCCTAATGTACCAATATACCCTATCTCCCATAGCGGTCTGGATAGCGGGCATTGCCAATTATCCGCTTCCTACGCCACCCTCGCTCGATAGCAGCCTCTGGGAATTGATGTTTGGCATGTTGGGTATGGGCGGTCTGCGTACATATGAAAAACTAAAAGGTGTAGCTTCAAAATGATCGGTAACTTTGACGAATCCCTGCGGCTTTTGCTCAAGTCTGAGGGCGGTTTTGTAAACCATCCGATTGATCCGGGCGGTATGACCTGCTTAGGCGTCACCAAGGCCGCGTGGGAGGCGTACACGGGCGAGACGTGCCATGAGGCAGATATGCGAGCCTTGACACCCAAGGCCGTCACGCCCTTCTATAAAGACAATTACTGGGATAAGGTAATTGGCGATGCTTTGCCTGAGGGAGTTGACTATGCGATATTCGACTTTGCAGTTAATTCGGGGCCTATGCGGGCGGTTAAGGTACTTCAATCTTGCCTCGGTATTGTCACGGACGGGGCAATTGGACCTAAAACCCTTGCTGCTATTTTAAAAAAAGATCAGGAAACCCTGATTGAAAAATACTGCGAGGCGCGTCTGAATTTCCTCAGCGCCTTGCCGACATGGAGAACATTCGGCAAGGGCTGGGAACGGCGCGTTGACGAGGTATCAAGACGAGCCAAAATGATGCTTAAACAAGCGTCCCATAATAAGCGATAATGGCGGCTTCTGCCCTACCATCATGCTTTTTAAGTGGCCATTGGTGAGACTGGCGCGGCATAAGTTCAGATGCTCTTAGCCGCGCCCCATCCTTATCAGTTGGCGTCTTGGTAACTCTTTTCCAGACCTGTGGCGTGACCTCCACAATCGGAATAAAGTTCGCCGCAACGGCCCCAATAACCACCCCGGCAGCGCGTCCAAATGTAAACGCCCCGGCATGGCCGTTCCCCGGCATAGATGCAACCTTTTCTATGATGCACCTGATGCCTTGATGCTTAGCCCATACGTCCAAGATAACCGCAAGCTGAGCATGGTCTACACGCCGCTTGGTGCCATCCTGCAAGGTGGGCATATCAAAGATTTCCAATCCATCGTCGGTCAATAGAGCCAAGGCCCCAGAAAGACCTGGATCAATGCCTATGATGGGTGTCATGCAGCGCCTTTAACCATAAAAAGATGTTCCAAATACAAAACCCGATCTTCTATTTCTTCAAAACGCTCTTTTGATTTGGTATGAAGAAGATGAATCATGCCATTAAGTTCCTCATATTCAGAAGAAACGGTTTTTTTGCTGGTGGTGGCAAGCAAGCCATAACCAAGCGTAATGCGGTACTTTCCCACGGCTGCACGGGCGTTCCCGGTGTAATTGGGAATTGCCTCTTTAGCTACGCGGTCATCGTCCCAACCGTCTGCATAAACAGCGCCATCCCCTGTAACGGTAAGATGCTGCTTAAAAAGATCGGACACATTTACAATGTCGATAGCGGTCAGTTTCTTAAAGGTAGGATTCAGTGATTGAGCCATGTGTTTTCTCCTAAGTGGTTACATTTGTTTTCTTCAAGGAATTTCAAAAGAACCCTAAGTTCGGTTCTTACGTCAAAAACTTCCTGCTTGAGTTTTGCAATCTCATTACGCAAGTCGTTGTTAGTTTTTTTGGCGTATTTTAGTTCTTCTATTTTTTCGTTAAGTTGATTGGTAAACCTCGTTTGAATCAGATCAAAATCATCAGTCATAAGTTTGATTTTGAGTTCTTCTTCAACAAACGGATTATTGTCAAACTTTGCATACAGTTTCAAAATGGCACCTCATCGTTAAAAGGCACTCCATTGTTGGAGCCGCGCTTGCGGCCTTCGGCCTGGCGCTTGGCGAGGCTATCCCGTGGCAATGCTACTTTCTTGCCGTGGGTGAAAATCTCGCCAGTTTCTTTGTCCTTGTACTCAATGAAGTTGACGCCAGCGTCTATCGGTTCCGCGCCATGTACAAAGTCTGGAATCAATAGATGCTGGTCGCAACCCTTGCGCTGATCCGCGCCCGTCAAAAACGTATCGGCCAATTCGCAGCGCCATTTGCCATTGGCAACGGGCGTTGAATGGGCGCAGGTACGGCAATTGATTTGCGCTGGCTCTGCATGGTGGCAAAGCCGATACATATCGCAGAACTTACATTCCCAATATGTAGGATCATCGCTTAGTTTTAGTGGTGCAGTCTTAGCCTCAACAATTGTGTTGGCGCGGTGATTATATTGCTTAAACACCGCATTATCTGCGGTGATCCACTCCGTGTAGATTGCGTCGGTATTTTTGTTGATCGCGATATACATGGCCGCGTCAAGCTTTAGCAGACCCATATAGACCTGCATCTGAGCAAAATGTTGTGGCTTTTCAGTCTCGACGCACCAGGCTGATAGCTTGGTGAACGCCTTGTCTTTCATGGTTTTGCACTCGAGGACGGCCCAGACGTTAGGATTTTCGACAAAACCTTTTCCTACGCCATCGACAGACCCGCCAAAATGACCAGAGTCATTTCTGCAAGTTATCTGTTTACCGTTTTCTTCCACATGAAGCTCAACGCCAATCCCGCGCAATTCCTCATGGATTCGGGCTTCCTCTCGATGCCCGGTATTAAAGAGGCGCAAGATACGCCCCTCAAATTTCGGTTTAACGGCCCAGCGGAAATTGAGCCATAGGTATCGGTTGCAGTTGTGCCCGATCAAGGACGCACCAAGGTGTTCCCGGAAGTCTTCGGCCTTGGCCTCATACCAACCAAAAATTTGGCTAGCGGTCGTCACCTGATCGGGCTTGCTCATTTACTTGCGCTCCCAAGGCTTAGCGGAAGCCGCTGGAGCGGTTGACGATGCAGATGGTGCGGACCCAGACCCTGCGCGCTTGTAGCCCATCACGCGGTTCCTGGTGGAATCCTTGCGGTCAATGTCCAGAACCAGAATAAACGGAATATCGTTAAGCTGATCTGTGTCATCGAGTTCAGCAAAACCGCAAGCCTCCGAAATGGCTTTGAGGTTTGCACGGGCAATAGTTTCGGCAACCTCATTAGGGTTATGCAGATTAAGGTTTTCCCAAATCTTGCGGCCAGAATGTTTGCCTTCAATAATCTGCATGGAAAGCGCAAGATATTCGCCCGTACCTGCCTTGGTGATTTTCATCTGGCTTTCTGTGACAATTGCCATGTACTCACCCTTGGGCAATGGATCGTAATCGCTCTTGGGTGCTTCATAGGTAGAAATGTCAAAATGGACCTTAGCCATGATTTAGTTTCCCTTTTTGATGGAGTTTGAAAATTCCGACCAGATCATTGGTATGGTCTCTGGCAGGCTGTAGCGGTTCTTGGCCATATAGGCTGGACGCTCGCTCGTAAACAACAATCTTTCGCCCGTGGAAAATCCCCGGTTGCTCGTCTTGTTGAACCCAACATCGTCCTTCTTAACGATGGTCTTGTAGTTGGCAAACAGCACGGCATCCGCCCATTCGCGTACAACGGAACTGGAACGCTCCTGTAGCTTGGGTTGGTAACGGTCGTATGGTTCAACCTCTGGACTATCAAAACGTTTGATAGCGGTATGGGCCAGCAGAATAACCGTCATACCCTTATCGTTACGTAAGGCATTTAGGCCGTCCAAAACATCGCGCCATTTCTGCGCCGCAATGATAGCGCCCTTGCCATAGGCTAGGTCTTTGGCGTCATACTTGGCTTCAATTTCCTTCTGGATCATAGCTTCTAGCCAATCCAGGCTATCGACTACCACCGTTTGGAAAGCGTGTTCCTCGCTGTACAGGGTAGCGATTGCGTCCATAACGTCCTCAGCATTAGCGGCCAAGGGGAAATGGGCAATGTCTAGCGATCCTAAGCCATCTTCGGTAAGGATGAAAATTGGATCTGGCGCACCGGAAGCAAACGTCGTCTTGCCGATCCCCTCGACACCATAAACCATGATGCGAGGGGCGGCGATTGTCGCGTTTCGCTTGATGCTTTTAAGATCAAACGCCATTATTCTTCAATCCTTTCGATTGATACTGAAACCTTGGCTGGTTTCATGGTGATGGCTTCCGACATACGCAGCCATACTTCTGGCCGGTACATGCGGATTTCCTTTAGCTTGGTTTCGTTAAGGTCTTTTTTGATGCGGACGACTTGGTATTCTGCGGGCCAGTCGGCAGACATAGCCTCCAATGCGTCACAATCGCCCTTGTAGATCATCTTGGAATCTAGGGTCAGCTTGTATCCGCTGCCCAGTTTAAGGCTCATACGGCCTTCTGCGTTGGGCCTTACGATGGCAAGAATATCTTTTTCGATACCAATGCGTTTATCGTTAGCCGCCTTTTCTTCTTTCTTGGCGGCAAGCCAAGATAGCGTCAAAGTCTCTAGTTGTTCGTCTGTTGTCATTTGCATGTT